TCTTTCTCCCCTATATTCAACTTGAACTGGAAAATCCAATTCTTCTCTTTTGGAAGAATAAAATTCTTTCGAATTAGAAGAAACAGATTTGTAATGACCTATATACATATTATATCCTTTCTAAAAAGTTGAAAAATCGCTCTCTGAGAAGAAGCCTTTTTCCCCTCTTGCTGCAGCAACCTGCATGGATTGAACCTTGTCCATAAGCTTTCTCGCAGATTCCGACGAGATTCTTGCCGCAAGCTCCATTGATTCTGCCAACTGAACAACCGCTTCAACTGCCGATAAAGCCATGTATTGTTCGTCAGCTGCAGCTGCCGCAGCAGCTTCTCTTTCCGCCTCGTTCTTACCCACTCTATTGGCCTTATATATTCTCTTGTATTGAGCTTCTAATAACTTATATTGTGCTCTAGCAATTCCGGCGAATCGAGCTGCTCTTCCATATACGTTTGAAGATCTTGCAACTAACGAGGCAATATCAGAAATGGTGAGATCAATATAGTTGGTGTCCGGTATTTCAACGTAATATTTTTCAGTCTCTTCCTTGGAAGAAAATGCCTGTAGCAGTTCCTCTAGTTGAGGATTTAAAAATTCACTTAATTTATTTAGGATTTCTTTTGCGGGTAGTTGAGTCATCTTCCTCTTCTTCTTCCTTTTCTAGTCCTGATATTAGTAAATATTCTTCCATTCCATCTGCCTTCAGTATATCCTTCAATTTGTCTTTTACCTTAGATATGTGTTCTCTCACCGTATTCGGATGTTCGGTGATCTTCAAGGCTATTTCAGATGACCTTTTCTTATCTATATATTTCCATTTAATCAACTGCCTCTCCTGAACAGAAAGTCTATCAAATGGCGGATTGATATCAACACCCAGCACCCACAATTCATCAACATCAATAGAAAATAAAATATCATTTGTTGCGTACTGCTTAGTATCTACATAGGATCCATTTTTCATAATTTCTTGCTCAGAAGAATCTCCTGGTATATCATCTTGAGTAATCAGGGGAAAAGATTTTCTTCCTAATTGATCTATCAAAAATGTATCTACATTCTTTTTCAATAAATACAAAAAATAACTATATAGAAAAGCGCTAAATGGTATGGGGCCCTTTTCGGAATCCCTTCTTTCATATCTATTTACGCACTGAAAAAATGTTAGCCTTACAGTTTGCTGCACATCCTCTTCGGTGCAATATCTTTTTACCATGTAAAGTATGCCGCCGGATACACTCATTAACGTGTTTGTATCCAGCTTGGTTTAATTTATTTTTCATCAACGCAAACCTTACGTAAGTATCCTTGACGAACAGCGACATGAATCTTCTAATATCATAATCTGAATAACTATATTTGCCAACAAACAACATTGTAACATATTTAGTCAAAAAATTACTAAATACTTTCAAAAGCTCTTCCTGAGCTTTCGTGTTACCCTTTTTAGCTTTTACTATTAGGGCTTGCATTTCATGCTCTTCAAGAGTGTAGTATTGTTCCTTATAAGCGGCCATTTATTTTCCTTCCCATATAAATATTCTGTCCGCAAAAAAAGATCTGATATCCTCATAAAATAAAACTTTTTTTATTTGCATATCTTTTGCAAACTCTAACGCATCCGAAGAGTATTTGCTTATAACAAAAATCAATTTATCAAACTCTTGCGGATAATATTTTTTAAATCTTTTTATTTTTAATTTACTTTTATCATCCAAATAACCTTTTATCTCCATCCACTCTTTGGTGGATATTAAAAAGAAATCTGGAGTATATGATTTAGTTCCTCTTTTAATTGGAAAAGAAAAAACTTTTGGTTCAAACTCAAACTTTATCTTATACAAGTTCATTATTCTAGCGGTATTTGCTTCCCAATTTGACCTCATATTAAGATTAAGATCTTTTCTGAAGCCTGATTTCGTATGTCTATAAACATTACCCCTTCCGCCTTTTGGCGGTATAATGTCTTCATGATTTTGAATCAAATTTTTGTCAATGACCTTTGGATGACCCTTAAGTCTAGATCTTTCTAGGAAAAAATTTTCTGGAGTTGTTTTTTCTGCCATACTACTGATATCCTCTATGTGTCAATACAGATATATTATACTTTATATTCAATAACAATTCAAATAACAAACCATTAAGGAGAATAACATGTCAGTTACAAACACCATCATCAAGAGCGTGAAGGACACGATCAATTCTATGGCAGCTGAGGGTCTTACGGACCTTGGCCTAACCGTAGATGAGGCTGTGAAGCTCGTTGAAGCACATGATTTTGACATCATCGCTTCAATCGAACAGTATCCCGTAGCTCAATTTTAATTAAATAATACATATTAGATATAATCTAGGTAAAACTAGGTGCCCAGGGGACAACCCCCTGGGTTTTATTTTTATATTAAACCCTAGACATCCTTCGTAATCTTGCGGCACCGGTAGCGCAAGCGCCACTCTTGGCATGATCGCAGAACGAGCATATCCTTTCATTTTTAGTTGGGGTAAAGTTAAAATCATTCATTATTTTTGATATTTTACTAATGAGCAGCGTTTTAACATTTTCAATATCTTCATTTGTATATTGATGAGATTTAATTCTCCCACTTCTTAAATAATGTAAAGAAGCTTTTATTTGTTTTCCCGGAAAAGCGGTGTGTGCGGCGAGGGCATATATTCCCATCTGAAGATTTGTTGAAATATCTTTTTGAGCCACCTCCCTTTTACCAGTTTTATAATCTATGATTTCAACAACTTCATCATAAACATCAACTCTATCTATATATCCTAGAATGGAATAATTTCCGATAACAAATCTAAATTCCATTTCTTTATCGTATACATCAAAGGTTCGACCGCCATACATATCATATAGGTCAACTATAATTTGATCTCCGGCAGAGATTAAGCTTTGATCTATTTGATTGTTGGGATCAAAAGATTTTTTGTGTTCTTCAAACTTTTGTTTTAATCCGGTCTAACTCAAGGGGGGTTTCTTTGGATACATTATCTTCCAAGACGGAATGAATTATGTTTCCGCAAAACCGCTGGAGCACTAAATTGCTTGGGCTCTTTCTTAATGTAAGAATAAAAGTATTTAGATGGACAAAGTTCGTATGTATCTATCCTTGAATAGCTAAATTCTGTAAGTGTTAATCTCCTAAACTCGTCTATATCATCAATAGACTTTATGGAAAGATCGCTCATTTATATATGATCTTCATCTTCGCTGTTGAAGAAATTTTCGGAAATAAGATTACCCTCTTCGTCATACTCATTGCCGTCTTCGTCAACAATATGGCCGGTATGTATGTTCTTATACTTGCTTTCACCAAATGGAATCCAGCCGCTATCTCCAATTTCCATAAAATCACCTTCGCTATATGGCCAAGACATTAGAACTCCTTTATAGATACAACTATATCTTCGATAGATTCTATGTTTAAATAGTAATTAATTGCACCATATAAATCACGCAACTCTTGCTGATTTGCATAGAACCCAGCTACTCCACATTGGACAAAAAAAGATTGAGTATCATCACCACAATCGTATTCTATAAGAGTCGCATTGCCCAACAAGACTCTTCCTACCTCATTTTTCATATTACTCCTCGTATATACTTATGGGATTAAAGTTTGGATCATCCATTTTTTCGCGCATATCCTTAATGTAAGAGTCCCAATCTCTTTCATCCTGACTCTTTTTTTCGTACTTTACCCTTGCCTTAAATGGGTTAGACTTAAATCTAACATGAACAAGTTTGCCCTGCTGAGTTTTCCATCTAAGTACCCCATTTTTACAATCGCAATAATCATCTGGATCAGCGTCTATATTCCCATTGGGATCATATCTGCCGCTGCACGACGTACACTTGGAGTATCTACCCTTATCTTGACATCTGTTGCAGGACGGACAAAAATTCCAACAAGGTTTTGTTGATGGGTTTTGATAAAAATTTCTAGTAGTCATTAATTATCTCCGGATAATACCTTTTCGAGTTGCTCCCTAGCAATAACTGAAGTCTTCTTTTTAAATTTAAAGGTTATTTCTTTGCCATTTTCTCTATAGGAGAGAAAAACCAAAGAACCACCATTATTTGGCATTATTATATCATATAGTTGATTGATAATATTAGCATGTATGTTCTTGTCGATCTTTAAATATATTGGTGTGCCCCCGGAAAAGTTACTAATGTCAAGCTTTTCGCAAGAATTTAATAGAACTTTTGTTATTGAATTTTCATCATCACCGTCTTTAGAGATAGACCCAACGACGCTTACAACATCACCATTCTGAAAAAATCCATCATCAAATTTCTTTGCCTCTCTTGGAAAGACTACAATTTCGACATCAGAAGATATGTCTTCAAGTACAAATTTGTACATCTTTGCACCCTTTTTGGTAATCATCTTCCTGGAAGAAGATATGATACCGCCTATTGAAACTCTAGACCCTGCTGGCATTTCAGACAACGATATTATTTCATTGCTAATATTTTTTGAAAGCAGATCCCAAACACCATCTACCGGATTCTTTGAAACATATATACCCAAAGAATTTTTTTCTTTTTCTAATATACTTAACTCCGTTTGTCTTCCAAAATCTTGATCTAGAGCTTCATGCAAAAGTTCGTCCAACGCACCGGCACAAGAAAGATGTTCCAGTGTTGACTTTTTTAACACAGAAGAAGACACCCTTCTCATAAAATCATGCACGGATTTATAAGGGGTGCTATCATTTCTGCAATCAATAATTGATTGTGAAACAGCAGAACCTATCCCGCTTATGGCGGCAAATCCAAATATGATTGTTTTATTATCTATGACTGCAAAATCTTCTAATGATTTGTTGATGGACGGCGGAAGCACCTTGATACCTAGTTTTCTACAATCTGAAAGATATAAGGCCAATTTTTCTTTATTGCCAACCACCGAGCTTAAAAGGGCAGCCATATACTCTACGGTAAAGTTGAACTTAAGATATGCGGTTATGTAAGATATCATGGCGTAGCTCGCTGCATGAGCCCTATTGAAACCATAGCCACCAAAATATTCTATGTCTGAATATATTTTTTCTGCTTTATTTTTAGACAGGTTTGAGTTCTTGACACAGCCATCAACAAATTTTGATCTAAATAAGGCAATCTTGTCCATAAGTTTTTTGCCTATAACTTTTCTTAAATCATCCGCCTCTGCGGAGGAAAAACCCGCCAACTCTCTTGCGACCGCCAAAACATCTTCTTGATATAACATAATGCCAAGCGAATTCTTAAGGGCATTTTCCATCTTTGGATGATCATACTCTATGTTGGACTGAGAATGTTTTCTTGAAATATAAAGTTTGTCCATTCCAGAACCCATAGGACCAGGTCTGTGCAGCGATATCAGCGCCATTATGTCTTCAATGCTCTTGGGTTGAAGCTGAATCATCATCTCTCTCATACTATTTGATTCAAGCTGAAACACCCCCATGGATCCACCCTTGCAAAGTTGATTGAAAGTTTGATAATCGTCAAGGGGCACTGCGTCTATATCAATATCGATTCCTCTTGTATTTTTAACAGATTTTACACACGCATCAATAACCCCAAGGTTTCTAAGGCCAAGAAAATCTATCTTAAGAAGACCACACTGCTCCACCCTACCCATATCCCATTGTGTAATAATAGGATTATCAACACCCTTTTGCATAATGGGTAGATAGTCTGTAAGTGGACCTTTTGATATTACAACGCCTGCTGCATGCATTCCAGTCTGCCTAACAAGTCCCTCAAGCCCAAACGCTGCGTCGACTATCTGCTTTGCATCGGCGTCAAAGTTATATAAACTCTTAAAATCGGCGACCTCCATGCATTCCGATAGTGATTTTGAAATTCCTAAGACTGGTGCAGGAACCAGCTTGGCGACCCTATCGCCACCGCTAAAATCGTAGCCCAAAGCTCTCGCGGCATCTCTAATTGATTGTCTTGCACCGGTTCTATTGAACGTACAAATATGAGCGACTTTGTCATTACCATATTTAGATCTAGCGTAATCTATTACCTTGTCTCTGTGTCTATCGTCGAAGTCAAGATCAATGTCTGGCATTGATTTTCTTCCTTCAACAAGAAATCTTTCAAACAAAAGACCAAATTTTATCGGATCTAAGTTTGTAATATCAAAAGCATAGGACAGAACACTTCCGGCGGCGGAACCCCTTCCCCACCCAACTCTAATGTCATTTACTTTTGCCCACCTAACCAAGTCTGAAACAACTAGAAAGTATTCAGAGAAACCCATTTCTTTTACAACCTTTATCTCATGATTAGCTCTATCTATCACGTTTTGTGGTAGCTGCTGACCATACTTAATCCTAAGGCCATCCCAGGCTAATTTTTCAAAATAATCAACTGAAGATTCTCCACTCGGAACGGGAAACTTTGGAAAATAAATATCGCCAAATTTCAAATTTATATCAACCATGTCACAAACTGACATAGTATTTTTAAGCCAATCTTCGTTAAATAATAATTCCATATCTTCATATGACTTTAGATAAAAATTATCACCAAAAAAAGAAAATCTATTTTCAGTATGTATTGTTGAGTTTGTCGCCACGCACAGCATGACGTCATGTGCCCTAGCATCGTGCTGATGAACATAATGACAATCGTTAGTCGGAATTATCTTGGCCCCAATTGCTTTTGCTATCTCTAAAAGCTTGTTGGAAACCTTTCTCTGCTCCGATATACCATGATTTTGTATTTCGATAAAATAGTTTTCTTTACCCACTATGCTCTGCATTTTGTATGCGGCTTGTAGGGCAAAGTCGTAATCATTTCTCAAAAGCGCTTGACAGACTTCACTATTTAAACAGCCAGATAAAACAATAATTCCTTCAGAATATTGAGAAATCAAATCGTGATCCAATCTAGGCCTTACATAGTATCCTTCCAGGAAAGATTTAGAAGACATTTTAATAATATTGTGATAGCCAATATTATTTTTTGCCAATATAGTTATGTGGTAAGGGCCTCTTTGTTCCCATTCATTCTTGGATGGACCAGCCCTCTCTTCTTCGTCTCTATCAAATCTAGTTTTTCTAGCTTGATAAAACTCGCTTCCGAAGAATTGGCTTTACCCCAACAGCAGTTGCGGCATCATAGAAATCAAGCCACGAATGTATATTCCCATGATCAGTAGTTGCCAGCCCAGACATGCCAAGAGATTTAGCCCTATCTAAATATTGCTCTATATTACCGTGTCCGTCTAGCATAGAAAAGACCGTGTGATTATGGAGGTTTGTCCAATTTTTCAATTGATGCCTCTTTCCTTGTCTGACGAATTTAAGGATGAATCTCTTGTTTCTCTATATGATATTATAACAACACCACCGCAGTACTTGCATGGAACCGGTTGACCATTCTGCGCAAAAGGATTATTGTACATATAGCTCATTGGCTGATCGGATTTGCATTCCGAACAAACTCCTATGACGTCATCTGGATCTTTTATATTGCTCATGTTTTTGACCTACTTTTGTAAGCATATCTTACTGGTGATGGTAGCGATTTTTCATTTGTTTCTATAAATTTATTGCCAACTTTTTGCCATTTATTTTTTTTCTGTAGGTTGCAATTACCACATCCAACTCCCACTGCATTTGCTCTTTCGCAGGTGTATGGTCTGCCGCCTATACCAAGCTGTCTTCTTTTTATCCAATCATTGATGTGTGCAGAAGATTTATCAAAATTATAATCAGAACAGTGACTCAATATTTCGTGAAGATATTTAATCGCATCTTCGGTGTAGCTTAAAATGGAACACAAAAAAAGCCTAGCTTCATGTTCTAGAAACTTTTCTTTTTCAGATTGATCCTTAAGTCTTTGTATTGCCGTACATTTTGTAACTAAGTTTTGCGGATCAAATACCTTCTCTGTTGGTTGAAGATCTTTAAAAGCTCTTGATCCATATTGATTAAAATATTCTATTGGATCATCTTTTCTTTTTTCGTTATCTTCAAAAGAATAAATGTAAGTCCTATACCATTCATTAGCTTTGTAGTTAAAAAATTGATCTGCAACCACGTTGGGTTGTGGTGTAGATGAATATTTTTTTATTGTATTCTCGTCAGAAAAAATCATAGAGTCACCATCAAACGAGTTGAGCAAAGTTTTATAAAGTTTGGTATCTTGATGAATAGATCCTGGTGTACGCCACATTCTTCTAGCATCATATACGCTAAAATCCATACTGGACAAAGAAAGTTTTGATTTTAAATCAGTTGCTATATACCTAAAGACTTTTTGTAGGCTGTTACTTGGATTTATGCCAAAAGTGACCGGCTCGCACTCTACGTGAAAACCCTTCTTGCCCGTAAAATATATCAATACCGAATGTTTTGGTGCAAAAGAGATTAGATATTCATATAAGGAAATACATTCTTTATGAGCGACTTCGAAATGTTCACTGTCTAAATCGAAATATAGAGGACCGTAGCCTTATAGCCTTATCAAAATCCTCTGTGTCATAGGCGAAAACGGAATTGTATATTCCAATATTGCCATGTTTTTTTGCATAATCTTTTATTTGATTTGCATTTAATAGTTTATTTTTTTCTCTTATAACCCTTTTTAAAGACGGAACATATCTTGCAACCTCGTAAAGATCCCATCCCTTAAGATAGTTACTATCACTACTTATTTTCATGCTATTTTAATTTGACCAATCTCTTTGCTGCTATTTAATAATATTTTTTTTCTAGACTCCACAATAGAGTCGGAATGAGTTCTATAGTATACCGATTCTTCGATAAAATATTCCATTCTTTTTAAGAGTGTAAATCTCTTTAGAAGAACGTCGGACACGGCATCTGTCATATAACCCATCTGGAATCTTTGATGTTTTCACCATCAACTACTAGGTGAAGCTTTGAGGAAATGTTGTCGGCGAGATGAACAATCATATCCATATATGTAACCGGAGTTGTTTCTGGAATGGGGGACCATGGACCTAAGTGACACCTAATTAATCTAAGTATCGTTTGAGTATCCTCCTCGCTTATATAAAGGGTAGAGGATTGGGAATCTGATGCGTACTGCCTATCTTGGTCTTGGCACTTTTTAACGAACAGCCCAACGGTATACGGGTGCATCGGGTCATAACGATAGTTTTCGGAGGCTTCGCTTTTTATACCCTTTGTTAGATCATGCAGTATAAGGGCTGCAACTATTAAGTCTCTTTCTTCCGACGAGAGAGAGTACGAATCGGCTAAAATTGAACCAACCCTAACTGCTCTCTTTGTATGAAGAACATTCCCGCCAACACCTCTTTCGTCTGGCGCGTGATGTTTGCCAGAAAAGCTTGCTGGAATTTTCCAAAAACTTTCTGCCCTATAAAGAATTGATCTGACAAAGGATTTAATACCTTCATTCTCAATCAGATTTATTTCATCAATTAAAGGATCCAGAGTTTTGTCTTCTTCCTTAATTGTGTGTGGTGATATTTTTGCGGAAAGAATATCATCTAATATATTAGGTTTTTCTTTTTTTGCCATTGGCTTTTTCCTTTTTGTTCCAAGATGTCCATTTGCTGCACGGCTTATCAAAAGGACATACCTTACAATATGCCGTAAGTCCTCTTCTGGACGGAAAGATTTTTTCAGCCATAAGAGATTCGCACCAATATTTTACAGCTTCAACATCAGCTTTTTCTACATTAAACTCATTAAAACCCAATTTTTGATTCAATAAATCAAAATATCCAAAAGTTGCTTGATTAAATTTATCACCAAATTTATTTAAGAACCCTATGTTCATTACCGAAAAGTCTAATGCATAGGTGTGCTCATGCTTTAGTCTGTAATTAAACATCCATTTTAATATATGAATTTTATTATCCTTAAAGTACATTAAATCAAATTTATCTTTTATAGCTACTTGATGATTAATTGGTGCGATAAATTCTTCGTCTATTCCTATGGGAATTATTTCTAAGTCACCAAAATTTTCAATCAACTCCATCAAAACATTTTGAGCTTTGCTAGTTAGACTAGCGGCATTTCCGTGAAGCGTCTCGTGTTGCTCATAGATAATGTCATGGGATGAGGAATTTTTTGGAAACCAAAGTTTTTCCCATCTATTTTGCAGAGAAATATAAGATGGAGTTATTCCCGCTTGTTTTTTGTAGAAAAAATAATGAACTATACTTCTTATCGTGTATTCAAACTTTGCGGAGTTTAGTGTTCTGCCCCCTATGGTTTCTGACATTTGTTGCTTATACCTATAATCATATAGCCTAGCGCATGTTTGAAAATCTTTTAATTCTTGAGTAGTTATTTGTATCATATCTTCTCCTAGACTACTGTCATGCTTGAAATTAATTCTTCAATATTGTTTGAGTTTACAACTTTTGCGTAAGACTCTTCTATTATTGGTTCATAATCCACATATTTTTTGTGTTGATCAATATATTTGACTAGTGGTGAGTTGTAAATGTAGGTAGAACCTGTTATTCTATTTTTTGGAATTTGCAGCTGCATAATATTTTCGTCTTCTGAATCATCTCCACTGACAAGTTTTTTTTCAGTTATAAAAATTGTTACTGCACACTTCTGCTGTATCGATAGCGAACCGCCAGTGTCCGACTGCTGAACAACCTCTCTTCTTTCTTTCATTCTATTGGCGTTTTCTTGAGCGGTTATTATTAATACACAATCCATATCTCTTGCCAGTTTTTCTAATCTAACCATCATCTCCTCAAATTCGCCCCACCTAGGCTTGCCCCTGCCAGTTGATCTCGTAAACATTGACTGTATGGTATCTATCACAATTGCGTCTGGAATAAGTTCGGCATGCCCCATAATACTTCTTAGCCACTTCTCCAGGTCTTCAAAATATGGAGTATCGGGATCATGCCTAACCATAAATCGATCACCCCATTCTTTTAATTTTAGCTGAAATTTTTCTAGGTTATTTAATTTTTCCAATTCCGACCAATTGGACGCCTCTGCGTAAACATTTTTTTCTATAATTTGAGTCATTAATACTCTTTCCCAGTGGGAAACAGCTTCTTCAAAATTTATATATAAAACCCTATATCCGGTATCTGCCCAATGATTTATTAAACATTTAGCAAATGTGCTCTTACCCTTACCTGACGCTGCGATAATTGCATGAACAGACCCCCTAAAAAATCCACCCTCATCTGTGTACCCCATTGCCCTGTTAAGGGCCTTAAATTGAGTCGGAAGGAAACTCGGTATATCAAGAAGCGATTCTGCCCTATTAGAAATATCTTTTGCCGTAATAACACTATCTAAAACATTAAAGTTTAAATCGTTTTCTAAGCTTTTTATTTCTGCAGTGATTTCATTAATTCTTGATATTTCTTTTGTGGTTTTTTCACCCTTCTGAGTAAGTAAAATCTGTAACTCCTGCAATATATCTAGCTGCTTTTTCTTGTTACATCTATGTTTTAACACTTGAGATATAGACTCTTCGGTTGAGACCTCAATAGATTTCAAAATATCTATAACTGTATCAACTCCTATTGATCCCCCTAGAGCGGTATGAATATCAGTCTCCGACTCAAGCCATGCCTTGAATGCAATGGGATCTACAAAATCTAATTTTGTTAATCTATGATAGGAAAGAAGAGCTCTATAGAATTCATTTAATCCCAACTGACCATTGACAGCGCCAACGGCTTCCTCTGGAAGATTAGCATCAAAATATACTATCGCACCTTTGTTTCTAAGGGCAAGGGCGAATACCTGATACTCAAGAGGGTATTCGGGCAGCTGTTCACTTGCCGTTTCTGTCATTTTTTTTCTTTTCCTTTAGTTTTCTATAAATCTTTTTCTTTTTTTCTGAATTTTTCTTTTTCGCCTGCTGATAAAAAGGATTTTGAGTTATGCTTTTTTGATTCTTCAAACTAATAGTATAGCTGGAAGTTTTTAGGACTGACAATATTCTATCACAAACTGCCTGTTCGGTAAGCTTGTCATCGTACCTAAATACAACTAGGGCAATTCCCTGCTCTTTACACAATTCAAGTTTTCTTTTATCTCTTTTTTGGCTCTCCAAAAAGTCTTCTTTAAATTCATGAAATCTTTCTGTATACTTGAAGTGTTGAATTCCATGATATTCTGCGCCAAGCTTGTAGCTTGGACAATAAACATCTAGCTTTAACCTTTCGCCTATATGAAACTCATTGATGATAGTCTCTCCTGGTATAAGTTTTCTAAAGATGCTAGTCAAAACTGTTTGACCTTTAGACATTTTTTTTCTATGATCTTTCACCCAAGACAAGCCAATTTTTTTTATGCACTTATCAAGCTCTTCGTATGACAGGCATAATTCTTTTGCTATTTGGGATATAGATAAATTACTTTCAAATAGAAAATTTTTTATTCTTAAGTTTAAAAGATCTATTGTTTTTTTATCTAGCTCTGTCATTTTGACCTATGCAGTGATCTGGCTACAGTAAGAGTTCTTCCAAGATCCAGTATGGACATAGAGCTCTTTTCCCAAAGATTTTGGGCCAACGCTGTACTAAGCATCGGGCAGTCGAGTATGCATAGGTTTGTTCTGTCACTATTTTTAATAATGTTTTCTGTTATTAAATCTATTTTTGAGTAAAAATCATTGTAAGGGACGTTTATGTGAATAGAATCTTTCGAAAAATATTTAGATATAATTTGATTACCCTGAAAAGAAACCACCACAACGTCAGTTGTTTTTAGGTACCATGATATAAAAATCTTAAACACATCATAGTCGGTATTAATATAGTATTCCAAAAATCCTGGATCATAAAAAGTTGTGGTAGATAAATCTATCTCAATATTTTCTTTTATCTTTTCCATACTAGATTTGATTAAATCTCTTTGAACACCTTTTAGAAAATTTTTATCTTTGTTTGATAGACTTGAAGTTACTAGTCTGATAAAATTCTTTGGCGGTTTTTTATCACCAGTTAGTTCACCGGTCAAAGAAAATATAGACGATCTTGTATATGTAACAAAGCTAAATCTCTGCTTGGATTCGAGTAGGTGCGAAATTTTCCTTATTGTTTCTACTGCATTGTGTGTTTTCATATTCCAAAGTTTCCCCATTTAATGAGTGTTGGATTTTTATCCATTATTGATTCTATGTGTTTTATATTATGAAATTCGCCCTTATCTAACAGGGAGTATCTATTATACTTTGAAAACTTGTCATCATCTAGCATATAGCCGAGATGCTGCATTATTAGGCCGGATTGTACCCAATAATTTCTTCTTCGGATTTCGTTTAACACGTATGTTGGTTCCGACCCACAGGCAAGTTTTTTATTCAAAAACTTTCCACCTTCTTTAAATCTAAAAATTCTTGAACTATTATTCGGCGCCCAAAGTTTATCAACCCTATATTTTGTTGGAGACCACATATGATAGAATCTGACATTAACAACGTCAAATGGCGAAGTATCTAGAACTTTGGATATATTAATATTGTGAATATCTTTTGATTGATATAACATTTCGTCACAGTCTATGGCAATTATCCAATCGCCCTCATTTGCGTGCTTAGAAAGATTATTCCAAGCTTCTGATCTTAATTTTGCCTCGTGAACAGGAAATAGGGAAGAATTGTTGACATATACGTTTGCATATTCGCTTGCTATTTCCGCAGTATCATCGTCCGAGCAGTCGTCGGTAAAGACTATGCAGTCGACTTGATCTTTAAGTCTTCTTAAAACTGGTGTGAGAAATCTTTTTGATTCGTTTTTTCCGACCATTTGAGCAATAATCATATTAATCTCCAGCTCCTGAGGTAGATTAAAACCTACCTCAGGATAGGAATCAGGCGCTGAGCTGAGTGATGCGCTTATGCGCTTGAACAGAAGAGATTCTTTCAATGTCCGTAGACTTGAAAAGAACTTCTCCACCGACTCCCTTGCGTCCTTCGGCAAGCTTGCTTGCATCCTGCTTATTCTTAGCCTTAACAAGAATTTTTTCTTGCACTACAAAGTAGTTCAATTTATTTTCTGGCATGATTTTCCTTTTGATGATATGAATATGACTCTTGCTATTATAGTGGAAAAGTTATGAGCTTGCAACTTCTGTTTCTTTTTTTTCTTTTTTCACTGGCCAATAGTATGAGAGCGTTGGATCCTCATTGAAATATGGGGAATAATATTCCCAATCTTTTCTTAATAAATTGGACCTATGCGACCTGTGCACTCTGTCGTCACCAAACCAATGTGGCATTTTCATTTCTATTAAAATTGTTTCAAAAGACATATTATTTTTATATCCTCTCCTAATCCATTCTTCTATGGTATTGTTTTGATAAAGTTGAAGAGCCGATTCGTAGCCCTCCCACATTAAGGTAACAGGATGGTTTCTCCAACCCTTTGTAGAGGTTCTACCCAAAAGAATGTTTAATACTTGAAAGGTTTCTACTCTTTGTTTACCTAGTCGTTTAGAATCCAAAACTTGTAAAGATTTTTTGAAATTTGGATAAGGCAGGAACGTTTGCATTAGCTATCTTTTTTAAATTCTGTCCAAGTTTTGTCGCCTACACCATAGTATTCCCTAGCAAGGCCCGCAGTAACAATATCGGTATTGAGACAGTTGCCACTTTGATCCCAGACTTTAGCTAAAACTCTACCATACTTTTCGTTCTTATCTAAGATAGTTTCTATTTTAACTTTATAATTTGCGCGAGTGAGCCACTGATCAGTAAACTCCTTTGCAGCTACCCCCTTTTGCTTTTCAGCTACATCTTTTGTTCGACTTTCTGGTGTATTTACACCATAAAGACGCACTCTACCTTTCCTAAGAGTATCAAAACCAAGGTCAATGATAATATCAAATGTGTCACCGTCAACTACTTTTTTGACTTCTGCATTATATATCCATGGGTTCAATTTATCTGACATGTTAATCTCTTTCTATTCCTATGTAATCGCATGCTTTGCGAAATATTGATTGACTTACCTTAAACTGTGCATCGGCGTGACTATAGCCCTCTCCCGGCTTAGGAGAAGAGGCATGCCAGCTGTGACCAATTGACACAGATCCATCATACACTACATTATGGCCTAAATGTCTAGCAAAATACGAACACCAAGTCTCTTCATAGTAGTGGGGCGTTGGAAGAAACGCTCCTTTGGCGTCAGGATATAATTCCCTATACTTAGGATTGTTTGTTAGCTCATTCCATACGGATCTTCTGATAAAATATGCAGAACCGGATATGGTAACGCAATTAACTCTATCCTTATATAGTTCATCTAAAGGATCTGGTTGCATCCATCCCCTGAGTGTAGGTTTTTCATTAGTTCCAACTATACCAGCGTGCCTTATAAGGCCATATTCATCTCTTTGTTTTGGACCAAGGATGTGTACGTCTTGTTCTTGATTAAATATTCTACATATTTTTGTTATATCTTCGTTTGTAAACCAGACATCAGCATTAAGCAATCCTATAACATTATTCGATCCAATGGCCGCAAGCTTATTGCACGCAGCTGAATAGCCAATGTTTTTATTTAAATACACTCTATCTATTAAATAGTCGTCTTCTTTAGACCTAAAGAAATCTACCGTATCATCGCTTGAACCGTTATCGGCTATATATAAATTCCAAAACTTTTCTGAATGATTTCCAGTGAATAATTGGTCGTGAAGACTGTTCAATAATCTTTCTAGTAGCGACCTAGTATTGTAATTGACAACACAAAGGTCTATCACATCTTAGCCTTTGCTTTTGCTATCTCAAATGCATCTGACGGATTAAAACCCATCTCTAAATATTCGCAATATTCACCAACTGCCTCATTGAGATCTTCGTCAAAAAATTCTGTAAGTCTATTCGCGTACTGGTGATGAGTAGGTCCCTGTTTATTTTTTTCTTTTATTGAGTTAAGGGATTTGTTATTTAGTTTTCCCAAAACAAATCCAATAGAGAATAGTATGACTAAATAGCCAGCTGATTTACCAGTCTTCATTATAACCATCGTATGAGACAACGTATACATTTTCTATTGCAACATTCACTGCAGAAACCACTCTGGTATAGGTATCTCTATCTTTGTCGGAAAGCTGCCCTCTAATCATGGCGGCATACGTCTTTTGTATATGCAATAGAACATCCAGATCTTCTATTAAAAAAGACTGATTATTTTCTAGCTTTATATTTACTTTTTTCTTTTGATTTGTTTTCTTACTCATTTGCTTTCTTTTCTTTTATTTCAGCGTTTGCCACTTCTTCTTGTGGTACTTGATAAACAGCTAAATCACCGGTATCTGGTTCATGTGTTATAAAGTATATTCTTTTATCCTCCAATTTGCAACCGTCTGGTGGAGGAGATTCTAGTGCAATTTTCTTAGACGCAGAGCCATAAACCTGACTTGACTTTTTGTGAACAACAATATAGTTCAATTTACCAGCCGCCATTTATCTACCGGTAAGAGCCTTAATTGAAACTGGAAACAGGGGTTGAATCAAATCATAAACTGCCTCTGCGTACTGTCTAATCTCATACTGAGAATCCTCAGCTAATCTTTGGTTTAAAAAATGAGCTACAGATTGTAGGCTACAAGACCACAAGTAAGGTTGATACATGGCATAGGCGGGCAAAAATAGTCTAGCCTGCTCTGGGGCCACGCCCTCCTCCATGGCCCACTTATAGAGGGCCTCAGCGTCCTCCAGATGCTGTATAAGCTTGCTGGAAAGCACTGCCCCTATCCAGGGGCCTATAGGGCCTCCTGAGCCCTGCTTACGGCTTTCTGGGGCTTGTCTCCACTCATCATTTTTGGGGATGTAAAACTCTGGCTCCAGGCTAATATATCTTCTTGAAGATTCATTCCAAGAATCCATCGTATGATCCGATCCCACCACATACTTCCAGTGTTGTCTGGCAACCATTATGGGTGCGTTAAATTCAAACGTCGCAAATGCATGCCTAAAAGGCGACATGTGATTTTCTCTTGCCAAGAACTCCAATAGTCTTGCGTCTTGAACGGAAAACTCTTTAGACTCTTTTGCAAAAGAAACTCTAGCCGCATTTACAACGGACAGATCGCTACCCATATGATCTACGAGTCTAACGTATCCCTTGTCCAATACCTTTACTGTATGCTGCTTTTCCATAGCTACAGTATACCACCCAACTCGTTGTGTGTATGGATGAAATTATTGATTATCTTTTATATATTTTATTTCACAAGTATCCGTTGTACAATGTCTTTCTCCAATTGCATCGGCAGCCATGCCCGCATATACGCCAGTTAAATCAATTGGGAATAGTTTGTCGATTTGATTAAGGTATTCCTGTTCACTTATTTGCGCGTAAGGCATTTGAGGGTATGTGTCATTTCCGCTGGGCAAGAAGGATACCGTTTTTAATTGACCATCGTGCATGTGCAGAACTGTGCCAACATACCTAGATTCCGTATCTTTATCAAAAGAAACTGTAACTGAAACAGAGTTATCTGACCAATATCTTTGAGCAGTAGTAGCTAGGGCCATCTTCTCAAATATTGTGACGTCTTTCTCTGACCTAACTGCATCAGACTTGATTGGAAAATAAACCACCGATGTTGTGTCTGGAGATTCAGCTGCTGGTTCTATCTTGTAATTTGCCATTTTGAAAAGTGGAAGCATTGGGTCTTCGTTTGAAAACCTAATTGTTCTATTGAAAAATTTGCCACCTGGCGTCCAGTGAACTCCAGGAGATTCTCCAGCCAAAATTGAAACTGTACCAGATGGTTTTACAGTTGTCATTTTAATTGACTCCCTAATTCCAAGCCACTCAGAATACACGTTGTCATATCTTTGAATTGTTTTATAGCCTTGGTTCATCCACTCTTTCAGGATGGGCATACCGTGGCGATCGGCAAAGTCGGCGACGCCTGACATAGAAGCACCTATTCTTCTGTTTCTTTGCATGATCGCATTAGTTTCTTCCCAGTGGGTCGGGAGAAGTGTTACTGTCTTGGCGTAAAGATACGCAAACTTAAGCGTTCTCTTGTAATCCTCAAGGCTATCGTGTCGTCCTAAGTAAGTTTCAACAAGCGTGCAACATTCGTATGATTCAAGCGATTGTTCTGCGCAAGGATTATATCCAGCCACTCTGTGATCCTTGTTGTTGGGCGGGTCAATTAGTCTTCCATACTTTCTGGACACATCCATCCAAATAACTCCCGGCTCTCCGTTAAGAGATATTCCCTCTATTATTGAGGAGAGATCTTTTCCCACCTCAGTTTCTATAGAGTTATTTGACATCCAACCCCAGCCCGGAGAATTGGGATCATAAGAGTTTCTTTCCGGAAACTTATCCCTATTCTTTAAGTTAAGAAAATCTTGATCCTCTAATCTTCCGATAAGAAGTTCTGCAGATCGACGAACGTTGCCCGAAACAACACAAACTCCGATAAGATTACCTATGTCGGCTATGTCGACTCTAGTAAGTTTTTGCCCTTTTCTTTTATGAAATATTCTTGTTATGTGTTCGTGCATCTTTTCTAGTGGCTCGTGCCCTGCGGCCACTCCTCCAAATGTTTTTATTGGAGTACCAGCTGGCCTTATTTGCCCGTAATCAAAAGAGTATGATGGCTGATTTTCCTTGAGAAAAGAATTTATCAAAAGCGTCAAAGATTCAACCCAACCTTCTCTTGTATCTGGTATAACATAATGAGCGCTATCCTTGGGTTCGTATACAATAAAATCTTTATCAGCCCCCTTATCATCAAACCCGACACCAACACCCAGCATCGAAGCCTCCATGAGAAACGCAAAAGGCCTAGCTGGATTTAGTTTTGTCATTTCTGCTGTAGAAACAAATGCGCAGTTTTGTAGTGCTGCCGAGTTCTTTTGAACATTCACTATATTTGTACCCATGGCCCACAAACCTCTGCCAGGAGGAGTCCACTTAAGGTTAAAAAGTCTATCGAAGGCTTCTTTGGCGGAAGATTGTGCCTTAGAGTCGTTCCAGGGCAATCTATTCTTCTTGCAGTGTTCTTTCTGCAAAGAGTACATTCCATTTACCACTCTTTCGCATACGTCAACCCAAGTTTCTTTTGCCCCATCGTCCTTTAGTCTTGAATAGGTTCTTAGAAATGTTATTTCCCCCACAGAATTTCCTGCCGCGTCTTTGTAGCCGAATGGTACAACCTTGTTTTTGTAGGTGCTGATAAATTCTTCACTTAAATTAAATAAAAACATATCTGTGGTAACCATAAACTATTCAATAACCTTTCTAATGTAGTTGGAATTTGTCTTTTGTATTTCTGATTTTTTAATCTTAATAATCTGATCCAAAGAATATACCTTGTATATTTCTTTTTCAACAAAATATCCGCTTTTCCAGTTTAAGACTCTTTCTACGTTGGAAGAGTAATTAGTAAATAGATTACAAAGAACTGCGCCACCGTAAATCCTAACAAGATTCTTCATTTTTGTCACAGACTTCTCTTTTAATTCTTGATTTACAAATTT